ATGATACCAAAATTTAGAGCGTGGCATAATGAACTCGGTAGAATGATGTCAATATCATATATGTGGTTTAACGTTGACTCGTTAGGAGAAATTGGATTAAATGACGCAGTCATGAATGATTATATTACAGTATCTCCTGACGAAATCAAACTCATGCAATCAATAGGACTCAAAGATAAGAACGGTAAGGAAATCTTTGAGGGGGATATAGTTGATTACAAAGGCAGAGAAGCAGTTGTCAAATGGCACGGTTCTTACGCAAGTTTTATTTACAGATTTGTAGATGGACTGCAAGAAAGGTTTTCAAAATGGGACCCACTATTTCTAGCTTATTATAACTTTGAAGTCATTGGCAACATCTACGAAAATCCAGAGCTTTTGGAGGACTGCAAATGACGAAATTTATTCAACTCGTACCTTTTAAGTACGGAGAAGTAAAAAATCCTATAACGGTTAATGCGAGATATATTACAACCGTTTTGAAAGATTATGATTATTTTAGCAAAGTATTTGTAAGCGATGAAATCAAAGCTAATCTTAAAGAACAACTAACTGCTGACGAATTTTTGTATGTAATAGAACCAATGTATGAAAATATTGTTGCAATTTTAACTCAAGAAGAGGAGAAACAATGAAACGCTTCTTAATTGGCTATGCCTTGATTACTACTTGCTTATTATTCATGCAACGTGAAGCACAGAAACCCTTGCTAGTCTATCACGCTGATAATCAAGGATCAGGAATAAAAGGAATTGTAAGCGAAAAGAAGAAAATAGGCAGCTTATATACGGTAACGATAAATAATAATATTTTTGTGATAAATGAACAAAAATATCAAAAAATTAAAATTGGGGATGAGGTGGAAATTTGAAAGTTTGGATTGTGAGAAAATATTTGAAGACTACAAGGATGGAATATAATCGAACGTCACCGTTTGAAGAAGTCGAATTTCAAACGAAAGAAGAAGCGATTGCTTATAGAGAATCACAAAAGAAAGGCGTCTTCGATATCTATCAAAAAGAATTTTAAAATGCTATCTGGCTAGAAAGGTGGGAAGTTTGAGAATTGAAACACGATACGGATATTTAATAGACGCGCTTAGACGCTATCCATTCGATAAGGAAATAAAAGAACGTATCGAAGAAATTACTTTCCCGTATCAAAATTTTGACGAAAACTGGTATATCAAAAGTAAGACCGCAAAAAATACTCCCGAAGCCTTGAAAAATGTCATTATGAAAGAAAATGATCCGGAATTGATTCGACTTTACACGCTAGCACAAGCGATTGAAGAATACAAGACGGAATGCGGGGCTACAAATTGGGAAGCAATCAAGGCTCTTTATGTATCACGAACAAAGAACGTTGAAGGAGTGGCGCTTGAGCTCTTTATGTCGAAAAATTCAGTCTATCGTCATATTATTAAACCCTTCTTTGAAGGACTAGAAAAGAAATATACAAGTGTTTTTTTAAAAAGTCGCTAAAAGTTGGGAAAAATGCACAAAAAAAGGTGATAAAATTGTATTATCAGGAGAAAAACGAAAAAAGAACTTTTTGAAGCGTATCAATGCGCTTCTTACGCGGGCGAAAGGTAACATGGATTCCTTTATATTTAATAGTTTTTGCAAACAATAGAGTAAGTGCATATCTTCCTTTTATTTTTAATTTTATTTTTTCAGGCGGTTCGATTCCGCCCGTCCGCATAGACAAGGTTTTTCATGAGTTTTCCTTGTCAACCTTTCCATTCTACTCGACAGCCCTTTTCGGGCTGTTTTTTATTACTGACAAAAAATATACTAGTAAAGGAGGGAGGCGATGTCGAACGAAAACTTGATTCCGTTTAATGAACGAACAGAGGAAGAACAGAGAAAAATCCAGAGAAAAGGCGGTATCGCCTCCGGGAAGGCTCGAAGGGAAAAAGCAGACCTAAAAAAGAAAGTAAACGAGATATTGGCGATGGACGTCTTCAGTCCGCAACTCAAAGAAACGCTCGAAGAAAAGGGCTTGAGCGCTACAAACCAGACGGCAGTCGTGACGGTTCTTTTGCAAAAAGCCTTAAAAGGCGATATGCGAGCCATTGAGCTATTGGCGAAGATGAACGGCAACGAGGGCACGAAAGACAGTCTTGATAAGAAAGAGCAAAAAGAACGCGTCAAGGCTATGCAACTCGAGAACAAAAAACGCGAGCAACAGCTTGAAGGCGGGGTTGCTTCTGAGGATATCATGGCTGATTACTTCGATAAGCTGGAAGGGGTGATTCAAAATGACGCTTGACCGGCTTTATACGGACAAACAAATTAAAATCTTGAGGCGTTCCCTTGCCCGTGATTGGTACATGATGATAAACCACGGGGCGGTTCGTGCTGGAAAGACTAAACTAGACAATGATCTTTTTTTAATGGAATTGAAACGCGTAAAAAAGAACGCTGCAAAAGTAGGAGTTCAAACTCCGATGTACATTCTGGCGGCTGTTTCGTCTGGGACGTTACAAACGAATATCTTACGCGAGATCACAGACGCTTACGGGCACGAATTCAAGTTTGACCGGTACGGAAATTTTACGCTTTTTGGGGTGTACGTCGTAACGACGTTCACGGGCTCGATAGCGGGGTTGAAAGCTATTCGTGGTATGACAGCATTCGGGGCTTATGTCAACGAGGCGACATTGGCGAATAAAGAGGTATTTGACGAAATTTTAAAACGTTGTTCGGGATACGGTGCGCGTGTTATATGTGATACTAACACGGACCATCCGAAGCATTGGTTTAAAGTTGATTATATCGACAAGGCGGACGGTGAAAAGATCATCGCTAATCATTTTTCAATTTTTGATAATACATTCTTGAATCAAAGATACGTCGATAACTTAATCGCAACGACACCTTCCGGTATGTTTACCGAACGCGGTATCTACGGCCGGTGGGTGATTGGTGAAGGTGCGGTATATCGTGACTTTAAAGAAGATATGTATGTAAACGAATTGCCCGATCATTTCGCGAAAATATACGCGGGGGTTGACTGGGGATATGAGCACTGGGGATCTATTGTGGTCGTCGGTCAGACCGAGACCGGCGATGTGTATATCTTAGAGGAACACGCTCACCAGTACAAAGAGATTGATTTTTGGGTGGATATTGCAAAAGATATCAAGGCGCGTTATGGCGATATCTTCTTCTGGGCTGATAGTGCACGCCCCGAGCACGTCGGACGGTTTAACCGCGAACGGCTCAAGTGTTTTAATGCTTACAAGTCTAGATTATCTGGTATTGAAGAAGTGGCTAAGCTCATGAAGGGTGGTCGCTTTTTTGTTGTTTCAAACAAGGTACGCAAGTTCAAAGATGAAATATATCAGTACGTTTGGAACGAGCGAACGGGCGAACCAGTCAAAGAGCATGACGACGTTCTGGACGCGGTAAGGTACGCGATCTATTCACAGCACGTTTACGATACGAGCAGCACAGTAAAAGAACGTATGGCAAGCGCGCAATACTATTTCTAAAAGGAGGATGAAAGAAATTGAAATTCTTAAAAGGACGACGTTTTGACGAGAGCGCCAACCGTCAATTCATGATGACAATTGAAGATTTTGAAACAATCGAATTTGAAAGTCAGAAATGGATTGAACGGCTGAAAAATTTCGTCAGAACTCACCGAGCGGAACAACTGGACCGCCTGAAAGAACTAAAACGGTATTATCTGGCTGATAATAATATCAAGTATCGCGAAGAGAAAAGCGATAAATATAGCGCAGATAATCGAATCGCGAGCGATTGGGCGAAATATATTACTGTTTTTGAACAAGGGTATATGCTGGGGAATCCGGTCGAATACAAGAACGAAAACGCAGAAATTCAAGCCTTAATCGATAATTTTAGCAAACAAAACAACGAGCAAGAGCATAACGTGTCTATTAAAACAGACTTAGCTATTTATGGTCGAGCTTATGAATTGCTAAATACGTTTCAGGATGTGGACGGTAGCGTTTGGGTGAAACTCTATCGAATGAACCCGGAACAGACTTTTGCCATTTATGATGATAGTTACGAGCAACGCTCTTTAATGGCAATCAACTATTACTCTATCAGTTACGGGAACGGGCACAAACGCGATTTTGTGAAAGTATATACCGATAATGCTATATATGAGTATGTGGACGATAATCAAGAAGCGGACACGCTTCGACTAAAAGAAACAAGCGAGCATTTCTTTAACGGTGTACCGGTAAACGAGTTTAGCAACAACACAGACCGAACCGGAGCATTTGAAGCCGTGCTTGATTCTATCGACGCTTACGACTTATCACAATCGGAATTGGCAAACTTCCAACAAGATAGTAACGAGGCTTTACTGGTTATTTCGGGCAATCCATTTACCGGGGTTGACGATAAGGACTTTTTGGAAGACGGTCGAATCAATCCGAACGGTCGCTTGGCCGTTTCGCAGTCGTTCAAGAAAGCAAAAATCTTAGTTCTTGACGATAACCCTATTCCGGGAGGTTCTTCGCCGTCCGCTCATTACTTGGTTAAAACGTACGATACAGCCGGAGCGGAAGCCTATAAAGAACGCTTAGTAAATGATATTTTACGCTTTACGTTCACGCCGGACACAACCGATAACAACTTCGGAGGGGTTCAATCGGGCGAAGCGATGAAATATAAGATGATGGCAGCGGATAACTATCGCGGTAAGCAAGAGCTTTTATTTGAAAAGGGGCTCATGCGTCGCTTACGTTTAGCGGTCAATATCTGGAAAATCAAGGGGAATGATTCTGGAAATTATAACCTTATCAATCAGACCGATATCGTATTCACTCCGAACCTTCCGCAAAATAATAATGAAATGGTGGCAATCGTTAAGAATCTTTACGGCGTTGTAAGTGAACAAACTATTGTCGAAATTCTTGAGCGCGTGACTGGAGTTAATGCTGAAACGGAATTGAAACGACTGAAGGAAGACACGGAAAAGGCGCTTGAAATGTTACCACGAATCACAAAAGAAAACGAGGTAGCAGATGAACAAACTGAAGAATCTAGCAAGCCATGATGAATACTGGACGGGACGCGCTCGAGAAATATTCGAGTACGTTGACCGAAAAGATATTGATTTTTTCGCTGAGTTAGAAAAAACTTATCGGGCGCAGTCAGTGAAGCTACAAAGAGCGATTTTTGACTTTTATACAAAATACGCTGAAAATCACGAAATGACCTATCAAGACGCTATGAAGCGCTTGAGGGGTGAAGATTTAAGCGATTATGTGGAAAACGCTCGGAAGTATCGCGAGCAAGCTGAAAAAGATCCGGAATTATTAAAACGTTTAAACGAACAATATTCAGCAGCTCGAGCAATTAGGATTGAAGCCTTACACGCTGAAGCAGTCTATCGCGCTGGCGTGCTTGCTGGGGCGCTTCATAAGAGTTTTGAAAAGTATCTATACGACGTTGCGGAATATGCTTATAAAAAGGCTCACGGTGGCCGTACGGGTGCGGTCAATCGTCCGGCGTTTGAAGAAGTTATCAAGACACCATTCAACGGCCGGAACTATTCCGAGCAACTTTGGGGGAATACTGACACTCTAGCAGATAGCTTGAAGAAGGTTTTCCGTCAAGGTTTTATTCGTGGGGATAGTCCACACGAAATGGCTCGAGAAATCCGAAAAGAATTCAACGTGGCACGCTCGAGGGCTGAAACACTTGTCAGAACGGACGCGACAGCAATCATAAACCGAGCAACCATTAAACGATATAAACGCGAAGGTTTGAAATACTATCGGATTTTGGTCGTGCTAGACGATCGAACAACTCAAATTTGCCGGCGATTCGCACAAGAGGACAAATTATATAAACTCGAGGACGCACAAGTCGGGGTTAATATGCCTCCGTTTCATTATAATTGTCGGTCAACAATTATTCCGGATGAAGGCGAATTGAACGGGGAAGAAGTTGAAGGAATGCTTGAAGACGTTAGCGATAAAACAGAAGCGCTTTTTAGAAATAAAGATTCGAATAAGCGACGTCCAATAAATATAGCAAGACAAAATCGTTTGACTAGAGATTTTAGACAAAACGGAGGTGTAATTTTCCAAAGTCTAGTGGGCGACCAATATCTGAAGAAAATTGGCGCGGCTGCTTTAAATTACAACGAGAAAACTATTATATTGCCTACCAAACCGACAATTTCAGAAGTGTTGGAAGAATTATACCATGCGGAACAATATAGAAACGGGAAAATCGATCCAAACGATTATGTTAGTAAAATAAAAGCTGAAATAGACGCGCAAAACTATTTACTTTCGGTAGAAAAGAGGTATAATATACCTAGAAACGAAAGCGAACAAACAAAGAAGAATCTGAAATATTGGAAGGAGGAATTGAAAAAATATGAAGATTAAACATATTTTACAATTACCATTCGGGACGTCTGTTAATTTAGATAAAAATATCCCCGAATCCGGAGTGGTAGGCAAGTCTTTGACCGTTGATTTTGAAAATTATTACAAAGTCTTAGGAACTCCAACAAATATTTTTTCAGAAGTCTTAATTTCAAAAGCGGAAACGTTGAGGGAAGGTCAAAAAGTTTACTTTATATAAAATAAGCACTTAGATAATAATCTAGGCGCTTTTTTTATGCTCAAAATAAGAAAGGGGAACAATGATTAATATTTGGGATATTGTTTTCTTTACCGCTGGGTTAATCTGTTTTTTTATTTTGGTATTAGTGGGGTGGGCCATTATTGCCGGATTGATTGACGGAATTAAAAAAGCATACAAAGAACGTACAAAATAGATAAGGAGGTGATCCGTATCTTGACAAGCGGGAATAGACCGCTTTTTTTGTTGTCCAGACTATGCGGAAGACTTTAAAAGCTGCATTGTTTCGCCGCCGGGCGTAAAACGAGAATATCGAGTGATGGCGTAACCATCGGAGGAAATAAATGTCAGAAAATACACAAGCAACCGTTGAAACTGAAGCTATTGAGCAAGACGTCACTCAAGAAGAACAAGTTGAAACTAAGCAAGAGAAAACGGAACGTACCTTTACACGGGCAGA